TCAGGACAGTAACTCAGGCTTCACGCGACCTCCAAAAAACGGCTTCGTGATCACTTTCGACGTCATCTCTAAATGTGTTTCGTAATAGTTGGGATATGAGAGCTCTCGATCTGTTTCGCCAAAGACACCCAGGGGAGTGAATCGATCGCCACCGACATCCTTCCAACTCGTTGCGACATAATCCCAGACACATCGGCGAAATGGATTGTATCGACGCACCCCCTGCAGTACGGGACCGGATTCAAATTCATGCAGATCCGTACTCGTTACATATTGTGATGATGCATACCGCACCTGGTTAAATACGAAATCCCACTCCCACGGATCGCTGAATGGAGAGTCAGAGAATCCAATCACACTCCGTTGGTACCACAGCATCCATCCAGTGTGACCACCGTTATAGACCGAGTATCTACCGAGAGTGCTGTCCCACATCATATGGCCGTTGCTGAGAAACCATGGAGCCCCATCTGGGTTCGTGTTGGCGTACAACACACCAAAGGGATAAAAGATATTGCCGAGTGACTGCTCGCGTCTGTCGACCATTTTTTGAATGGAGTCGATCACCTGGAGTTCGAGGATAAATACGCCTTCGGGGTCGTACTTGAAGTAGTCGGGAAACTCAACATCGGTTCGACGTTTGAATTCCACTGACACATAACGCGGCAATGTCTGTTGATCTTCAAATGGATATGCAAAATGATCATTCAGGATCGAACCGTTGTCGCTCTGCTGCACTCCTGACGGAAATCCTGAACCGACACCTATGTAATGATCAAAATGCCCTCGAGAAAGTGGCATTATAATTCTCCGATTGGTGTAGGCGCTGGATAAGCAAAGATGCGAGGTTCGACTTGCGTGATTAAATTCCCCACACCCTGAATGGTGTCAGCGAGGCAGATGGAACCTGCGCCGTAAATCATCGCATCTTCATTCCAGGTGAAACCACGGACAGGAATGATTGATGTGGATGCCTTCCACATTGTTTTTGTGACATTCACAAATGCATTTGTCTTTTGGATCTGGCTTCCCGTCCAGATCAATGCTGGATCGTACACATCAGTCATTGTCACGAACCAGCGTTGAGGGTGCAGAATCTCATCTTTTCCATTCTGATCAAGAGCTTGCGGGCCTCCAGAAATGCTCATCACCGCATCCTTCCAGGGTGACAGTTGACGAATTGCCGCTTCAATTTCTTGGTTCGTGGCATCAGTCGGTACATCATCTGAGTGTTCCGACTTGTAACGGAATTGAAACATAGATGATTCATCCGAAAGTAATCCGGATATCTCGACAGAGAAAGTCAGTTCCCCACTACTTGAAGGGATCAGAATAAGTGCTTCGACTTGCTGATTGAATTCGGCAATGTCGCGCAACAAGCAAACCGTGCGGCGCAAAAAGACTTCTGGTGGTGCGGGCTTTTCGTCCGGCTTTCGCCACCAGCGGACCATCTGCGAGTATTCCTTGAACTGATTTGGAGTCAGTCCGAATATCGGTTTCTCAGCCATTTATCATCTTCTCCGTTCGCGAAACACACCGCTGATATCCAACTGGGCAATATTCACAGTGCCCCCAATTTTGTCATACAGTTGCGTAATCTCAAGATTTTTATTCGCGACGAAAGAGCCGCCCGATTGAAACACGCGACCGACAGTTGACTCTTGCCCGATTTCCGTTGCGATGCCAAGCGTTCCACCGTAGATGTTGACTTCTGAATTGTCGTTGTCGTTGAGGAGAATAACGGGCTCGGTGCCTGATTCTGATGATGTGCTTGTCGAGATCACATCACAGTTCACTTGCGAATCATCAAAATCAATACGCAGCAACGATGGTCCTGCCCCCGTATTCACACCAATGGAGCAAGTTCCGTTATCGGCAGTATCAATACCAAGGTAACGCTTTCGATCGTCGTAATATCCCGCCTTATTGAGCTGTGAAATACCAACGTAATTTGCAGCACCAAGGAACACGATATTTGCGAGTGGCACGAATACCTTATGTGTTCCTGATCCTGTTGAGCTGATATTGATGGCGTCACCACCATAGCTTGCAGTCAACGCAAATGAACCGTCTACAGGATCAAGCGATTGAATGTAATAATCTGTATCTGCTGTGAGGCCTCCTGGCAGTGTGCCAGATGATTTGATTCTAACGATCTGACCACGAATCAAATCGTGTGTGTCAACGGGAGATAATCGATTCAACGTTGCGTTTGCTGTGACCTCGCATCGTTGTATTGTGCCGTACTTGGGCCACTTGGCAGAGCGATCAAAGATGATTTCGTCCAATGGTTGTGGCACACGTCCCAGAGACCAATTTGAGGGGACGTTGTAATATTCAGGGCCTTCGCTTGGGTAGCGTGTGGCGTCTGCGAAACCATTTGAACTTGTCAGACTAAAGGTAGAATACAAAAGTGGTCCCACTGCTCTATTTGCCATGTCTCCAATTGATGTGATAATCCATGGACCTCCATTCGGTCCCTCGACTTGAGCATTTCCAGCACCTTGGAGTGTTTCAAATGCTGTCTGCACTTCTACAGCAGTGGCATCCCAATCAATTCTAACATCAATACCATTGCGGGTGAGCAGCACAGTACCACCGTCAGCGTTATAGATTCTGATGATTTCAATCATGCTCACGCCAGCAACTGGAGCCTGAGTATTTGATATCGCAATGTCCTTGCCGCCGGTAATGCTGGATATATCAACTGTTACTTGAGCGAGATTTAATCCACCCAGAGCAGCGGCGTATTCCAAACGATACGGATCTGACTCAGTTCCTGATCCAGTCACAATAACATCACCGGACCCAACGCCTGATGTCGCCTCAAGTGCCGTTTGCAATGTTGCAGCTGATGCACCGTAAGCAATACCTGATGCTGTATCAGATTCAATTCCGACATCGAACGTACCACCAGCTGCGGTAATGTAAAACTCTTGGATCTCGCTTGATGCACCACCAGTATTGACAACAGTTGCACCCACTGTTGAAGCTGGATCGAGTCCACCACCTAAAGTGATCGACACCGGCGAAATATCAGTACCAGCATCGCCACCATCAAAGTTTAACAGATACAAGCCTTGGCAATCTTTGCTTAATGTGCTGGCACTTGAATTTCCGTAAACTGTCACGCTGGCGACAGTGCTTAATGCTGTGACTGCAGTGTCAATTTCAGATGTCGTTGCTCTGACTGACAGTGCAGATGTTGTCTGCCCATCAACTGTAATTGTCCATGTGTCAGATGGACTTGTTCCGCTGTTTAAGCGAGCGTCAATAAACACAAGCGTGTTCGCAAATGATGTTCCACCTTGAGTGATCATCGTTGCATTTATTGTTTGATTGTAATCAGGAGATGAAATAGGATCGTACTGTCGTAGCATTTGCAGTGCGTTTACGTTCTGTCCAGCAAGCGAGCCAGTGAATTTGAAGACCATAAAGATTCCATAACTTGTAGAACCCCCGTAAAAATTATTAATACTTTTGCTAAATCCCCCATAAACTTCAATGTTTCCTGAACCGATTCCAGGAAGTGCTTCGATCGCCGCTTTGATTGTTGCTGTTGAAGCACCATAGGTGATCACTGCAGTTGTGTTGCCACCGTAAGAAAACTTGACGCCATATATTAAGTATACACCCATTTGAAAGTATCCAATCTCATCGGATGAGGCACCATTCTGAATCGTCGTGACGACAACACTGGCGTTTCCTGTCAAGTCATCACCACTGCCCACCATCAATGGAATATCAACTCCAGCAAGATCGTTCTTATATTTGACTGACCATGGGCCGCCAGCTACGCCAGTAACTTCCACATTTCCTGTTCCGACTTCAGCGTGTGCTTCGATTTCGTCTTCGAGTTCGGCTGCAGTGATATCGTGATCAAGCGTGTCATAAACCTCCACGACACCATTCACGGTCACTTGCAGATCCCACGTACCGCCCGTTGTCGTTGCTGGCAATGTAATCAACTGGATCTCTGATATCGGATCCACACCCAAGCGGTTGATTTCGATGGTAACGGTAGGCTCAACGACAATATTAAACAGTTCCGCAGCCGGTAGACCTGGTGTCGCATCGGTCAACAATAAGGAGCCATCACCCAACGCAGTCGCGACAACTTCAGAAAATTCCGGAATGTTGTTTACATTTGAATTGATAGCTTTGGCAATGATCACTGCATTCCATGTCGAGAATGACAGCGATTGATTATTTCTCACCAGCTTGAATGGCTTGCTGCCTTGTTGAACTGGAAATACCTTTTGCCCAACTTTTGCAACTGCCGTGCCTCTCCAAATATTCGTTGCCATTGGTACAACCTCTCCTGTGATTGGTTCATCGCCGGGAACGAATCGGTTTTCGACGCTGAAATCTGCTACGATGCGGCCCACGACTGACACGCCATCCACGGCCCCAGCGGTGAACTTGATCATATAGTCATGGCCGGGTGTGTAATAATCCTGCGTGAGATCAATGACAATTCTGTGTAGACCGGTGCCATTATAGTCAACAGATAGCGTGATGCCTGCTGTGCTGCCTGTGGTGTCGCCTGACCGATAAGCCTTGAGAGCTGGTGAGCCCGACAAGGTAAACGGAGATGCCCCGCTGACAGTATCATCTATGAAGTCAACGGACGTTCCGGCCTCGTAGTCGCCTCTGTAATTACTCATAGATTCACCCCGCAAATGTATTTAACAGACGATCCGGTTTTATTTGTGAAAGTCGTTTTTGTGTCGGAATTCAAGTTTGATCCATCAGCAAAAATACAGTTAATCACACCGGTAGAGGCAGTGCCGATCGTCATCGGTTTTTGGACATATCCCGGATCCGTGAATGGAGTTGTGGGAGTTGTAAAGTTCGCCGTATGTAGTGCATATCCATTGAGAATATAGGCGTTATCCATATATCCATTGACAGCAAATCCACCCCCACCGCCGACGTACATGACTTCGGCGTAGTTATTAGAGTTGGTCACATCAGACCCGACTTGGGTTCCATTAACGAAGACTCTCACTGTATTTGAGGCCCGTGTTAATAAAAAATGATACCAGGTATTAGTTGACCAACTAAAAGCAGCATTTCCGTATTCGGCCACATCGGTACGTCCCCATCTGATGCCAGTCGCATCAGATTTCAGCCCGACGAAAATACCCGGATTCGGTTGACGGAATAAAGTGTTGTAAGCGGCCAGAGTCGTAAATCGAACCCAGGCACCGAGAGTAAAATCACCCGACAATGAGACAGATGGCACGTGTACCGAATCGCCGGAGCCAGGAAGAAATAACCCAGATGATGATCCGAATTTATATTCAGCCGTTTTAATGACTGCCGATCCATCACGTGTGACTGAATTTGCAAGAGGCCCTGAGTCGGCAAAAGTCGTCGAATCATTTGCCCCCTCAAAATTGAGGAGTGCATATGTCCCGAAAATCGAATCCAGTTTGCGGAAAAATGGGATTCTTTTCTTGTCGGGATCACTCGGATGCTCAATCGTGATAGATGCGCCATCAGCCAGCGTTCCCGTTGCATCGTAAACCGTCAACGATGCTGGATCCCACGACAACGCAGACCCGTCCGTCTTCAGGAACTTTCCATTGTTCCCGGTCTGGCTTGGCAACGTGGTACCACCACCACCAGGATTCACAATAATACCCATCATTCACCCCCGTTCAGAGCGGCCATGAGTTCGTCACGGTATTGCAACTGCACTTCCTGCAACACTTCCACCGGCACTTGCACAATATCAATCGACACGTTTGTGAGTGCCATATGTTCATCTTCGGTGATCACTTCCAACGCAAGGAGAGCATCAAATGATGCCAATACAGCATCGTCCCCGAAATCCATTCCCACACCCGCTACACCCATTTCAAGTCGGGAATCCGCAATCGCATCTTTGAGTTTCAGGACATCAAAAGGTGTCCCCTCTGGAGATGCTGACGCAGCAAAGGCATCCAGTTTTGCCATCACCACGCGCGGCCGCATATCAGCGGGCAGGTAACGATAAAGCAGCACATTGCCCACTTTTCGTTTAACACGTTGCGGCCAGATGCTTCCGAGAGCAACCTGGGCATCGACAAAGCAGCAGCCTGTCACAGCATAGAGAGCTGCGGGATTTTCAAGAATCAGTTGTTTCAGTTGTTCGTTGGTCATCTTTATTCGCCTTTTACAAAATCACGTTAATGGCAGTACCGAAAAAGAGACTTCGTTGTGATCCGGGTAATCCAAGAGTTCACACTCTTTTTCTATGTCTACCTTGCGTTTCAAAACCCACTTTTTCAGTTCCTTGTCGTATTCCCGTAACGCTGTACCATTCTTATCCAGTGGCACAGGCTCCGTTATCGCTTGCCCCTCTTCATCCAAGATTCGCTTGAATTCAAATCCTGTTTGCACCTTTTTCTGAACACCTGATCCGATCGGTGTGAACTCGTTCTGCTCAATTTCAACGAATTTAAAAACCGGCGATTGCTCATACAAACCGACGTTGTAACTTTTGAATCGCCACTCCAACGGGTTTTCTAAAATGTCAAAATTCACATCAATATATTTGACACCGAACTTCTGCTTTTTCTCAGATCCATTGAAGGACACAAGCAGTGTTAATGGTGGAAATTTGAGACCGAGGATTGTCACATCATCCTTGTTGACTGCGAGCTGGTGAGTCTTCCACCACTTAGGAAGTTCACCATTAAATTCAATCGATTTCGTGATCTGAAATCGATTGCAACCGACCTTCTTAGTGAACCCTGTGAATAGCTCACCAGCGTTGTTAATCACAAGTTTTTTCGTGTAATCCGTGAGCGAGTGAATTTCCGTTTCTGTGAATGTCGGAATGATCACCGCTGCTTGTTTTGTCGGGTTGTAGCGGACATCCTCTTCGCCGTCTTTTTCCTCTTCTTTTTTGGTCGAATAAACGAGGTCAAATTTCCAGATCATTCCTTCGCTGATTTTCTTATTCGTTGCCCCTTTGATGTCAGTCAGTACCGCGCTGATATCAGCACCCCAAAACGGTGTGACACTCTCACGCAACAACTTATCGTTCATTAAAATCGTTGGGAGTAACTCATTAGGATTATCATTCAAGCCGAAGGCAGTGACGTTGTAGGTGCGATGCCCATCGGCCATGTTTTGGCCGCCAGATTCGTCACCGATTTCAAACCATGTAAGAGGCATCAGACAACTCCTGTCTGAAACTTTTGTTCGTTATCATTTTCGCGTATAGATTCAAGGATCTGATCCAGTTTGACATTCCCTTGCTGTGCAGCATCTAACTGCTTTTGTGGGATGTTAGAATGGTTCCCGGTACCATGCAGGAATTTCGCAAGTGTCTGTATTCCCGCGCTGGAGTTGGCTTGTAGCCCCTCGAACGCCGCACGTTCTGCGATCTTCTTCGTTTTTTTCTTTTTGTCTTCAGATTCAGCGTCGTCCATGACGGACTGGATTTCATCCTTTTTTTTCTCGGCATCTGATGACTCTTTTTGGGGAGCTTCGCTTTTCAGTTTTTCGAGTTTGGCAAATGCTTCATCCTCGGATTTCCTCAATGCGGAAATTGTATTCTCGGAAGATTGGCCAATGCCTTGGGCGTAATCATTTGAGCGTTTACTCCGTTCTTCCGATGCGCGTTTGATCTCATTTTGACGTGCTTTTTCAGCCCGTTCATAGTCCTCTTTGAGCGTCTCTTGGGCATCTGCATTGCCCACCAACAACAGATTGGCAATCGAGTTCTGACTACTCGCCAGCATGCCCTGCGCCCCATTGATTGCATCCGCAAATCGTTGCTCAATTGCACCGGCCAAGGAATTCCAAGACTCTAAAATCAGTTTTCGCCATGGAGACCAGATATCCCATACGGCACGTAGCCCACGACTGACGGCGAATTGAAGGCCCGTAAAGAGTGTGTCTGCAGCAGCTCCCATATCCCCATTCTGCAAGTAGGCGAACATCGTGTCCCATGTGTCGCCAAACACAGTGGATATTTCGCCGAAAGCATCACTCGCAATGGTCCAGATCCGACTCAATTCTTTTGTCACTCCGGACACAATGTAATTGAACACCCCGACCGCGTAACCTTTTAGATATGCGAGTGTGTCTGTCACCATTTTGAGGCCAGAATTAAAGTCCTCAAAAGAGACATCAGACAACAGAATAATTGCTGCAGCAATTGCCGCCACAATGGCGATCACTGGAGTCATTGCCAAGAGCGATGGACCGAGGACCGAAATACCTGAAATGATTGATCCAATAACCGCCGGCAAAGCCATTGCGCTCGAAGCAAGACTCGATATCACTAATGGTGCCATTGATATCGCTGCAGATAATGATGACATGCTCCGAATTGCAAGCGTTGTTATCAATGTAAACTTACGGAGTGCAGCCATCCCGATGCCAAGACCAGTACGGAATTTATCGAGTGCGATATAACCATATCCAAGACTGTATTCAAAAATCTTCAGATATGTTTTCCCGCTGGCGAGGACTTGGAATAATGCCATTCCCCCGCGTGCGGTGGTGTTCATGCCTCTGGCTAATAACAATAATGAACTTGCTCCCGATTGTCCGATCGGGGACAATAAACGAAAAGCCGGGAGCAGGTAGTGGAGCATGCCGATTGTGCGCGTGCCGGATCCGTACAGGAGATTGAATCCACCGGATATCAGATTTAACCCACCTCCAACGACACCACCTGCCATGCCAACCGTGGAAGACACCAGAGAGACACCCGTGGAGAGTGCATAGAGAGATGCAAATGCTGCCGTACCAGCAACAACAATTTTCATTACGCTGGGAACAAAGTCTTCATTTTCGTTAACGAAATTTTGGAGTTGTCCCGTGCAATTGATGATGGTTGATGTAAGGCCCTCAAAAACAGGAATCATCTGCACACCTACAGTGAACACAAGATTTGATGCAGCCAATTTCATCTGATCGAATGTGTCACCGAGCTTTGCGGCTGCTGCAACTTGTGCATCTGTTTTGAAGATGCCAAGTCTCTGGCCTTCCTCGATCATCTCGCGGACTGACTTGGCACCATTACGAAAAATTGGAATCAGCTCGACACCCGATTTACCAAACAACTCCATGACTGTTGCTGTGAGTTGTGTTTCATCGGTGATCTTTGATAATGCGTCAGCAACGAGCAGGAAGCGTTCTTCCATAGGTATTGCTGCCAGCTTCTTAGCGTCCAACCCCAGCATTTTGAACGTTGCTGTTTGCTCTTTACTCAGATTGTTCACATCGGCCAGAATGTTGCGTAATTTCACTTCACCTTTGGCCAGGACTTCCAATTCTGTCCCGCTCAATTTGGCAACGTATTCGAGCTTGGATAAATAGTTTGCAGATAGCCCCAGACGTTGTGACAGATCGTCTAAACGACTACCTGTTTCGACAGCTTGATTTGTGATTGCAACGAGGCCAGCAATGGCACCTGCTCCTAGACCGATGCCAGCCAGAGAAAAGCGTCTCAATCCTTCGGACCATGCCTTGATTTTCGCGTTGGTAGCGCTGAGACCTTTAACGAGCTGAGTATCTGTCGAAAAGATTTCGACAAACGCCCCTCCCGCTCGAACGTCTCTTGAGCCTGGCATGAGCTACTACTTTCGTTGTTTGGCTTGCAATTGCTTCACGGCAGCAATTGTGCGATCCATGGGACTGATTGAATTATTCGCACTTGAAGTTTTGGGCATATCTCGCGTGGAATTGATGTGATTCCCACCAAGAAACGTTTGGGCAATTTCAGCAATGAAAGTGATCATTGCTGTTTTTTTGCCTTCGATCATCCAGTTGAGCTCTCGCCAACTGTATTCGTCTGGGTTTCCAACTCCTGCCGCTCCGACAACTTCATAGATGACTGGCCAATAATTTCTTGCTCCACTTCCGCTAACAGCCGATCCATCTTCTTCAGTTCGTGATCGATCTTCAGATTTCCGATTTCCCTGAGCTTCTTTACCCGTTCCTGACGGGCTTTCGGGAAAAAAGCGGCGAAACCGTCCATGAAATCATTGGCGATTTTATCCACGAAGTCTCCATAGCATTCAGCGTCAAATGCATCCTGGGTGATTTCATGTTTTGCTGCTTGGGGAGCGATGATCACCCAGATCAATGACGCCAATTGAATTGGATCACCCACATGATCCAAAATTGTATCTGGATCGATTCCAAGTTCTTTTTTGATGCGTTTAAGAACACCAATATTGATGGTGAAATCCCATGGAATGGATTGAACACTCAGTTGGTCTGTCATGATAATTACCGTTTATGCTGCTGTTGAATGTAAGGAATAACGAATCAGATGTTGCAAGCGGATCAGTGATTTTTTTCGATCATCACTCTTCGGGGATCGGATAAAAGACAACAGGGTTTGAGCTAATGACCGGAACAAGTGCCAGCGCGGATGATTGCACAGACTTAACAGCTTGGTCGCGTGGATGGCCAAACACACCAAATTCACAGCGGAAACCACGTGCTTCTGCATCTTCTTTCGCGCGGTCAAGCACAAGCAAATCGAGCGTTGTTTTGTTGCGGAAGGCGTCCCAAATGGCCGCCAATGTCGCATCGTCTTTAATGTTCGATGTGTTGATGGTCAATGACATGGATGTATTGCCGTAGAAGAACCGATTGATGTTGCCGCTTGAACGCAACGGAACTTCGACCTGCTCATGATTCAGGTCATCCGATACATCACCGATATTGTCCATCGCAACCCATGTTGGCGTACCGTATGAGGCAGTGTTGCGATACATTTTGGCGTCACGACCGAATAACAGTTCCATGATTTTCACCTTCTATTGAATGAGTTTTCGTAAAATTGTGCCAACTTATCTTTGCTTCTCTCGAATGCTGGTCGCATATAGGGATAAGCGTGATAAATGAATGTGTGTGTTTTTGTGTTGACCACTCCGCCGAACTCTAATAATTGCGGTGCTGGCACATCTTGCGCGACACCAGGGAAAAGATATGGACCAATGACGACACTTTTTTTCGTGGCAGCATAGGCAAAAACAATCGATTCCCTCAGTTTTCCAGTGATGTTGTAGGGGGCGCGTCCACCATTGTATTTCCTCTTCTTAGGTGGCTTACGAAACGACCTGCGTGCTGCTGATCGAACATAAGCCCCGCATTTCGACAGTGCCCATTGATCACTGACACTCATTTTGTTCATGATTCTGGCACGATCAAAGAAAGAGCTTTTCGCCTCCCTCAATCCCAGTTTCAAAAACCCGGAATTCAACATGTTTACACGTAATAAGGAACACTGAGGATTAACGTCTCGCACATGATGCCGTGCAATTCTCTTTCAGGCTGCACGGACGATGCGACCTCAACTGCTCCTTCCTCTGTTCGGTATTTGACTCCCTCAACTTCAACTGCTGATTTCGACAGTGTGTCGATCAATAACTCGACTAACACATCAAATTCATCGGCTTCCGACATGTCGACTGAATCACCATCGAATGCGGCCTTGCGGACCAATGAAATAGCAACAGAAAGTCGATTGGTCGTTTGTGATCGAATCTCGCGGGCTGCCGTTCTTGATGCCGTGTAAACCATCGCGACAAGTGAGTCAGGAAGTTCATCGAACACATAGAACGGCACTCGGACACGTTTCACAAGCGCTGTATTTGGCAGCAACGTTGTGACCAACTCTTTGTAAGCCTCTTCAATCTTTGTTCGCATTGACGACATTAAGACACCAGTTTTCCAGTTGCTCGCCACTGCAAATTGCATGAGTCGTTGTATTTCATGCCCATCTGCAGTTCGTATGTTTCGCTTCGATCAGTAAGTGTGATCTTGTCCCCACGTTTAGGGACAAGGACAGTTTCACCAGACTTCAAATCAGCTGAAAAAAAAGTAAAATCTCGCGACTTTGAGTCAAGGCGAATCTCACCAGATGAATCGATGTCGTACCGCTCCCGGCCAGGAATCACTTGCAATGCCACACTTGTCAATCCTTGCTGATAGACAGAATCTTCACCGCTCAGTGACATGACTGATTGAAGACCTGACAGCATGGATTGACAAAATGTTGACGGCATTGGATCAGGTCAGAACCTTGATGGTTGCGGTTTTCGCGGATGCATCTACAGATGCTGAGTTCGTCACACGCAAGCAAACATAACGTTTAATGTTTGTTGGCAATCTTGCTCGCACAGTTTGAGCTGCTGCACCTGCCCCACCTGCGCCAGTTTGGGTGATGAACACACCAAGTGAAGTTGCTGAGGAAAAGGTGTCGTTGTCATCAGTGATCAGCTCATATTTCATCGTTGAACTGTTCGCGAGCTCTCCAACTGCCAGTGCTGGAGCAGAGATTTCAATCTCGCATTGAGCCTGAAAAGAGCCGCGAGGACCATTGCCAGTGTCGAAAGCACCTGATTTGACATTCGTTGCACTCGCGGGAAGTGCGATTGTCTTGATCAGTGCTGCATCCTGAATATTAAGAGACATGTTTTTAACTCCAAAATTTACATTGATGTGTTGGTTTGTTGGCGTGTTGGTGTATCAGAGACTTAAAGAAACAAAGTCAGAATCAGGCGATTGCTTCGGTGTCCAAGAGTGAATCCGTTGGCACGATTGGAATGCCTTCGTACTCAAGTGGCGTTGGAGCCGGTGCACCGATGGCATTTGTCGCAGTGCGTGACTTACGCAATTGACTGATGGAACGACGAGTCATGAACAGCACGTCTGGAACGATGCCAACAGGGAATTTGTTGAGCAGGTCGGCCAACATGTCATCATCAAGACTCTTTCCACTCTCTGCTGTCAGGTTTTTCAGACGTGCAACAGAATATTTGTTGACCTTTTGCAAGCCGATGCAAGACATCATCTCTTGCACATAGGCTGTGTATGGCTTGTTGTTTTCGTCATACACAGTTTCGGATCGCATTTCTTCAGGCACATTGAAAGAGCCATCGTTGCCGATCACCCATTGAATGTGTTGAGGTCCGAACTTGACGGCATAAACTGATGAACCAGTGTTAGCAGATGCACCGGTTGCATCTAGCACCATCGCAGAATCAACGAACGATTGAAGACCCTGGAAGCCTTTCGAGTCGTTGCTTGTCCCGTAATAAAACTGAGAAGCAACGTGACGGAAGCCGGCTTGAATCTGCCCGCTTGCTTCCAGCCCCATCAGTGCAGCTGGACCATCTTCATATGATTCAGCAATCGCACGATCCATGGACCAGCGAGGATTCATCAGGAAGGTTTCAACGTTACGTTCTTCAAATGTGGAACGGCTTTGAGACGAACCTTCATTCGCGTTCCGAAACGCAACCGTTGGCAACCCGGTCCGGACCAAAGTTTTGTACGAACGTCCCTTGATCGTACGCGCGGAAGCAATTCCGGATGCGATCGAACGACTGTTTTTGAGGTCGAACCCGGACACTTCCGGGAAGGTTTTCATCGTCTCGTCAATGATGCCAACAATTGAGTCAGCTCCCTTGAACTTTGCGATATCAAGCATGTTGTACAATGTCGGAATAGTCATTTCAGAGACCCTTCAAATGAAAAAGAAATTGTGAATTCGTAGTGTTTGTGTGTGTGTGTGTGTTTACTTGTGTGTGTTTGGGTGAAAATCAGTTTTTCGTCGCGTCAACGTAACGCTGGACACCTGGGGAAAGACCAGTATGAGAGACCTTTTTCTCTTCTGGCTTTTCTTTGCCTTGACTCAACGGCTCTGTTTCGCCACCAGCTGAGAACCGTTTCAACTCTTCAAATTGTTGTTGCAGATCCTTGTGAGTAGTCTGCAACGATGAATACAGATCAGCCACAATCTGATGCTCTGACTTGCCGTTGAGAACGGCATCAGTCGCGACTGTTGCCCCGTACTTCTCAGTCAACTCGCGAAGACGTTGCGTGAGATCAACATTGTCTTCCTTGACTGGATCAGTTTTCTTTGCGAGCGTGAACCCCTTCGATAACAGGATACGTTCAACGAATGCTTTAGCCCGATCAGCCTCGACGCCAAAGACATCGGAAGGCTTTTCGTCCGACAGTCCCAGCACGAATTCAAGGCTTCCTTGAGATTCTTCCAAGATCGAAAACAACTCTTCGTTGTTATGGAAAAGGCCGTTCGGGTTTGCCGCTGGATCATCGACGAAATCACCTGCGAACAATTTGCCCAGGCGAACATGCGGAAGATGCTTTTCGTTCAACTCGTCAGGTGATTTGAACGAACCATCTTCGGACTTGTTTTCGTCCGAAAACTTTGACATGCCTTCCTTGTCGCGATTGAACACAATGGAAAGTCCAAATGCTTTGGGATCTTCCTTGGAGAGATTCATCAAGTAACTTGGCAAATCCCCATGGCCTGGGCTTTCCTTCGCTGATTTATAGAAGTGGTGATCGACTTTGACTTGATCACCATCAACACGAGCGTTGAAATATTTCCCGGTCGCCTTGCCCATGCCATCGGACGACATGCCAGGATGGGTGAAGCGTGATTTGATTCCGTCTTCGCTGGCATTCAGAGCATCGGCAACTTGATGCAACATCACGTTGTCAATCCACATACCATGACCGAGAGCTTCACCACGCGTAATCAGTGAGGCATTCTTGATCTGGCCACCGCCAAACTTCCCGCCAGCAGCGTATTCGCAATCATCACCGGCAAATGGCGAGGCAAATGAAACACGTTCACGCTTCGTTGTATTTGGTTTACTGAGATCAATTTGAGGCATTGGGATTGTCCTTTTTCTCGTCTGTAACAGCGGGATTCTTATCGTCGTCACCGCGTGAATCAATTTCGTTTGGATCATCTTTAGCAGGAGCGGGAGTTGTCACACCTACTGGCGATCCATTCCCATTCTTGGAAACGGTGCTGACACCCTTAGTTGCAAGGTATTCTTGTTCTTCCGCGAGTCGATCAACCACATCAAACCAGTCATCGCCAAATCGCTCCAAGCGGATCTCCTGACGACAACGCAAGGCCGAATCAACACACTGCACATCGGCAGCAATTTCCACTTGCGGATTCCACCACGGCACCCCGGCATGCACCCAGCGAAACGGCAACGGTTGATCAATTGCCATTCGCAATCGACCCTGCGAAATCCACTGGGAAATTTTCCAGTTGGTCAGCGCTGTCAACAATTCAATCAAACGATTGCGTTTGCGACGGCATGACTCCAGATACAGCATTAAAGCTGCGCGGGATCCAAAGAAATTCGTGTAATTCTCGTCGTAAAAGCAGTAAGGAATATCAATAGCCTTCAGCGCCACCGAAATCGTCGACTGCATGAACTCGCGGAAGTTAGCTGAAGGTGTGTTAGATTCCATAACCTCCGCTTTATCACCAGGATCAAGCTGAAGAATCTGCGGTTTATCGCCAAGTTTTATCTTCTTGTACGGGTGATCGTCGTCAGCATCTTCATCATCTTCCGTTCCGTCTGGGTCTACTCCAGATTCACGATAGATTGCCAACGCAAATAGTTGATGTAACTTCGACTTAGCTAGTGCATAGTCTACATTTTCATAAGCATCGACTAGGCTATTTATGCCCGATTTCCACGGACTAATACCGCGATATTGATCGTAATACTGGAAGTATCCATGTTGTAACATGTTTGCAGCTGGAACATTTCGCTCAAATTCCAGTGCAGATCCATTACGACGATGGACAGAGTACGAAACGCGACGTCCAAACTGATCAACTTTTATACCGTGTATCTGATCTGCGTCGGTCGATTTAACACGATCTGACTCAATCAACTGGATATGCCCAGTTTTATATTTCGCGACAAGAACGTCACCGTCTAAAACCGCCAGACCTTCAGCCATTCGTACCATTGTGCTAAGTGAGTGACGCCCTGAGATATCGCAGTTCTCAGGCAGTGACCATTCCTGCATCAGCTTCAACAAATCATCGTCACGCTTACTACCAGATGTCGGAAGTAAGCTAAAACCAGACACGAAATCAAGGTGTTTTTCAATTGCCCATTGAGCAACAGAGTAATTCCGAACGATATCACGGGTGGAAGCCTGAAGCTGTTTTCGCTTCGACGGATTTAATTCAACGTCTTCAGATCGAACATGAGGGGAAGCGATTTTACGTCTTCCACTGGATTCAGTGGCCTGATATCCAAACATTGTCTTCACGCGATTCTGGATTGCGGCAATCATACCCGCCCTCCCAGGTCGCACCCTAAGAACAATGACTTCTGTTTCTTGCTCGCCACGTCATCTAGGTCGATCAGGATTGCACGTTCACGGCGCAACGTCTCAAAGTCATAGCTCACGGACTGGCCATCAACAGTTGTTGACGAAACGCCAGCGGCTAAGATGTTGTTGATTGCAGTGATACGAGCGGAATTATCTGCCATGGATACAATAATGCTGATAGCAAACATCAGTATCAACACGAGATAATAGCGATCACTATTATAAAGTTACTTTTCGTTGAAATATTTCTTCACTAGGGTAGCTTGACCACAGGAAATGCATCGTTTCGCAACGATGTTTATCTTTGTGTAGGGCTTGCCGTCAGGCGCAATGCCGTTGTGTGCGCAATGCCGAACGAATCTTTCAGGTGTGAATTCGGTCATGCTGCATTTAGGGCAACGTGTTTTCACTTCAATGATTTCGGCGTACTCATTGTTCGGCTGTCCTTTTGGTCGTCCGCGTAATTTTGAATCAGATGTCATATACCACTGCCCGCTTTCTCTTTTTCTTTATGGCCGATACCTTCGCTTCTCCAAACTGAACACCTTGCGTTGATCCACAAACAGCCGCACCAACAAGACAATCCCACCAGTGGTTGTCGGGTCGTCCAGGCATCATGGACCATACATCAACACGCCTGCCCCGACCTGCAGTTTCAACGCTATACTCCGAAACCAGATGATCAATCATGAGCTTGTGACGTTGCGGATCTTCGGGATGGTGAAACTCGATCCCCTCTTTATGACCAAGAGGCAGCAATAATTTGCTTTTCACCCGAGACTTCCAAAAGTTCGTGTCATAAACGCAATGCCGAACACGATCAGGCGCTTTGTACGGGATCCGCCAGTTGTCACCCTTGCGGTCTCCCTTGTCGTGTTTCCATTCGCTCATTGGCCGATCAGCTGCGAGTACACCGCGACCATGCGAAGGAGTACATTTCACGGCTGTGAATGACTGACAAAACTGATACACAACTTTGCGGGATTCGCTCCAGTTGGCGTCGATCATGATCGCGTCAACAGTGTTTCTTGACCCAAGAGGAAATGAAACAAGAAATCCAACCAGCTCATTGAGTGCCTTACCGATCTGAACTTCTACCGTGCAGTTTTTATACTTCCGATCAAATGTTTGCCGGGCATCATTCGCCACAAAATATGGTACATTCTGATCGGGGAAGACCCCAAAGCCGATCACTTTGCCGCCACCATAATCGTTCCATGCGATTAAATACCAATACAGCAAACGCTTTTGAACATCGATAAACCCTGTGATTTTGCTCGTATCTTCGGGAACTTCTCGAAGTCGATACTCGTTTGTCTTGCCAATGATCTCTTTGGCATCAACAACAACAGCACCCTCGACCGCCAACAATCCTTCAGGATCATTCTGGTATTCCGCCATGAATGTTGATCGGTTTTTCAGCCAAAGATTCATTGCATTCTGAATTGCAGATGCCTCACCCTGGTTAAAACGTTGCTCCCATGAAACCTTAGCGCCCCGATTCATTGTCTCCATGTTCGCTAAATAATATTCCGTGGCCCTGGTGATCGGTTCCTCATTGGTAAGGCACTCGCGACGAATATCGTCGTACTCATTTTCCCAAAGTTTCAGTGCGTCGAGATCAGGAAAACTGACAAGCATCTTTGTTTTAATGCCGTGGTACTGTGGGTACTTCTTCCGATCCAATAACTGATCTGCCAAATCGCCCGGCTGAATCACAGTGCAGGGGACGACACCAGACATCTTTACAGTAGGTCCGCAAAGCCCCTCAATCGTCCCGGTCAATGTCTTCAACCGCTTGGCTGTCTGGCTTGGCGAAGCCGCTGACTCGTCTGTTTGTGGATCGTCAGCGATAAAAATGTCAGGTCTTAACAATTCACCATCGGCTGTAAGATGCATCAGGCCGCGAACAGCACCAGTGATTCCGGATGACATAACCACGGATCCGCTGGCTTCGCTTCCGGGGATCGTCGGGAATACAATCTTGTCAATTTGCCAAGTGATTTCTGTTCTTTGCCCCTCGCACAACTGGCCATTACACCGAATCGAAAGGCCTTGCAAGCATCGAATCGGGAAAGCGATTTCAGGGAAAGCATCCAAGAGGTTATCGTTATTGGCGAATAACGACTTTATCACAGCAATGAGATTGTTCGCGTGTGACTCAGTGGCACCAATCAAAGCAAAGAATCGACGATGCCCATAAGTGATTGCCCACATACAAGCAATGATCGTTAGTGTGGTCTTGCCGCTTCCGCGAGGCATGGCAACTGCTGATAGATCACCTTCAAGTATCGATCTCTCAAGTGATGCAATAACGGTGCGATGGTCATCTGAAAAATCCAGCGGGAACAGATCAGGGAAAAATGATGTGCAATACAATTCTAAATTGAACCGACACTCTTCCTTGAGATCACCTTTTATTGCAGCTGGGATCTGTCCAATGTCTCGCGTACTCGCAGACATTTTACGTTCACGGTCCGACACCCTTGCTTTGTGGCGTTCGTAGTTTTCTGCATCCGTGAATTGCTTGGGACGTCCTGCCATATTGCTGCGTTAATCCAATCGGGATCAGTTTTTTATTTCACCCGAACGATTACCGGGCTCTGGTTTGTACTCAAGCTTTTTGCATTCGTCGCATTTCCCGACCCGGCAAAAGTCGGATGTACTGACAATGCGATAAACATCATTGATCATTTCAGTTTGCTTTATCTGACATTCCTTAATTGCATTCACAAATGTGATGTGTGAATCCAGAAACTTTTCTGCACGTGGTGCCATCCACACAGCAGCACGCCACATGAATATCAACAAGGTGCCACCCAATCCAAGATTCGCCAATGCAGTATCGAAATCCATTTCTTACATTTCCTCATCTAATTGAGCCATCACCATCGGTGACACTGACTCACTGCCGAATAACGTTGGCTTAAACCACCAATCGACCAACGCTGTGACTATGATCCGTATTGTCATCCACAACAAAAACCCACCGATGCCAGCGAATCCAACTGCTTTCTGTCCGTTGCTCTCTTCATTCGACAATGACTGCAACGCTTCCCGAGCTACCTTTCGAGCATCGTGTTTCGTGCGTGGACCCTCTTCAACGAAAGCCGTGAGTATCGCATTCACCCGCGAGATGTGACGGGCTTCAATATTGCATTCTCTCATGGCTTTTGCGGTGAAGTTCATTTTTCTAAACCTTTAATGAACCAGGATAGATTCGAACTATCTTTCGTCTCGCTCGTGTTGTTGCATGCAACGTTAACTTGCTAACGGACCCAACTGTCACTGGCTCAATCAATATCAACGCCGACGAATCGTTCGGTACGAATACTGCTGCACAGGGCATTGCCCATTAGGACAACCAGACGTTCTTGCATACGTTGAATATTTACTCACCTGCCCCTGATTCCCAACGAGCTGAACGGACTTCGATTTCACTGCAGATTGCGAAACTTTCTTCACCGCTGAACCTTCCAGTTCCTGCTCATGAATTGCTGCATGCAATCGTTCCAAGTCGCTCAACGTGAAATCTTTAATCTCGTCAGGCTTCACACCATGCTCAACAATGTGACCTTCAATCCCGCCAGGATACGTCCAATCACGCTTCCAATACCCACCGATAAACGAATCAGCATCGACAAGTTTTCCATTGATGGTCACAAGTCGGGGTGTATCCAAACCAGCTTTATCAGGTGATGTTTGTGTGGTCGAATCCCCCGGACTTGTGTTTTCCTTACCATCGTTTTCTTCAACAGCTTCAGACCTTGTCCGCTTACGACTGGCACTGTTTTCATCGTACATCTTTTTGATGTCGGTCATCATTTCTTGGCGTTGCTGTTCAATGATCTCTTTAATACTGGCCGTTGATGTCGCGGCAACCGAATCAATTTTGGCGATGATCGGTTCGGTGATCTTCGTTGTATCTGTGATCGAATAGCCTTGATCAGCCTTCGCGTTCGTCAAACCACAACCCGGCATCGTCGCAAACAATGCCACGACCACTGCCAAAACAAGAAACTTCATCGCACAATCTTTTCTCATTTTCTCACACTCCTAAAATTGGATTATCAACAAAACGCCGTGAGTCCGGCCCCGGCGAAACAAGATCAGTGATCCCGGCAATGAATGCCGTTTTGTCCTCGATCATTTTTTGCATGATCGAATCTGAACAGAATCCGAACCCCTTTTTCCCATATGTCGCATAATGCGAATTCACAATCGGGAATGTCGGTCTGCCCTGACGATCTAAAACCAGCTTGGTTTTGAATGGCGACATCACACAATGGCCGCTTTTGAGTAATGGGTTATAGGATGTCCATAAGCCATTTGCGTCCATTCCTGGTGGCCATGACATACAAATCAAAAGGCAACCAGCTTTTGACAACGTGAACGCCGACGCATCATCAATATTTTTGATTCTGAATGCGTTGCGAATCTTCCAATGTTGTGCATTCTTGACGGCTTCGGAATTCATCCGGTTTATAAAATCTTGTTTCCCTGGATAAGCAACAGGATTCGGATAAGGCCAAAAACTTTCCTCAACCAATCCAACTTCCGTCATGAACTCAATCGCACCCTGACCATATGCCCCCTGATCAACTCCAAGCAATGCTTTTCCATTCCTGAATGATCTGGACTGTGCGCCCATGTATGCCATTTGACGCGAAAGTTTCGGTTGTTTTCCCGTTGCAAATCTCACAAGTGTTTCAAGGCAATTCGTCGACCCAAGGCCTACGCAACCATTCTGTTTATACTGGTCATCACGGTCAAAACTAAACAGGTCAAAAGGATCGTAATCGTGACCGCCAGAACCGCACGCCTTCTGCACATCACGCAATGTAAACGGCAATTCAGGCAACGAATCAAACCACTCGCGTGATTCGAGTTCACGTCGATACCCTGTGAAATTTTCTGGCGTCACAAAATCTGTCATTGTCCGGCCCTCTTATATGCTGCTGAAATCTGATCACACATCTTCCCGAGTGTTTCAGTCGTCACATCCTGCCGGTCAAATTCTCCATCCATCAACACTGCCAATGCTTTGATTTCTTCAGCTTTCAATGGGTTCAACTTCCCGTCAAGAAATTCCCCCATCTTCTTCCGCACATCCTGCTTGTCGTCAGCGTTGAATTCTTTGGCTCGAACCTTCGTTGCAGCCTCTGACCAAATCACCGACCGCTGCAAATTCGCATCACGAAAGATCACAACCCCACCAACAACAGGGACCACGTTGAAAGCCGATTCAGGGACTGCATACACTCCCAGCGTCAGCAACAACATCACAACGCCGATGATTCGAGTGGTTGTCATTTCGCCTCCACCTTCACCCCAGCAGGTGACTCAAGGGAGCGGATCCGGTTTGCTCTGGCGATATCACGACTGACACCAGTCTTCAATTGTTCAAGCACAAACTCAGCAGGAGCGGTTCCGCACGCTTCAGCAATGTCCTTGATGTAATCAACCATACCAGACGTTGCGGGTTCATCAGCAGACCGAGAGATACCTTTAGGATCACCTCCCTTCGCAATTGATTGGTTTGGAAACAGCGACCGGATCCAGCGAATCAGATACGTTGCACCCTGAATGCCAACGATCAGCAGCGCTGACAATACAATGCCACCAATCGTCAACAGTTCTTTAATGCCAAGTTCCATATCAACACCCCAACAAAGCAACACTTAACAAACCCAAATCATCCAGCAAAATAAAAACCTGTCGTCCATAACAGGCCTCGCGATCAACCGGCAACATATCCCCACGTTGCCCCGGCTTACCGTGATCTCATCAAATGACAGACGAGACGGTTTTCGTTGTCATGCATTCGCCACCGATAAGCGTTTCGATGGTCTTCTCGATGTAAGCAATACCGTTGCTGACCACGTTATCGATTCCCAACTTGTCGAGATTTAGAACAGATTCAATTCCCATCTGTTCAACCGATTCGTTGATAAAAGGAATATCAACCAAACTGTTGAGTTTTGTTGCAGCCAGGTTCTTAGCCTTGGCCTCGTCGATATCAATCGTGACGACAATTCGTTTCATTTCATTCCCCTGGTTAAATGTGCGCACAAAAAAAGGACGGCATCAAAAACCATTTCTGGTCCCTGATGCCGTCCTATTGGCAAAATGATCTGACACAAAGTCAGTTTGTACCCAAATGATTAAACATCATGAAATCATATTGTCAATCTCTGATCGCGAAAATAACAAAACAAATTCAAAATAAATGCTCGACGAAATAAATAATGGTGATCGCTATTTTTGACTCTTCGGTTTGGTGTCAGGGGAGAGGTAAACACGAAAAAGAACCTAAAGAGGTCGCCCAGAGCAATGGTTGATCATCGACCAGTCGTTCAACACAACTCTTCCATGCCGAACGAATGGATTGCATGCGGGATGATCGCGATTTAGTGGGAATAAAAATCTATATTTATGTGCGTGTAAATAATCTCATGTTGTGCACCATGGCTCAAAAGTTTGTTCCAATTGTTCTAGCCATTTCCCTACATCTTAGAAAGTAGAAATGACCTCTTTTTTTCTCAATTTACTATGAGATTCTTTACTATTCGGTAGTATGCTTTTATTGAATATTAAACACTCTCATAACGAATTGAGATATATTTTACCATTTTACTTTTTGAATCAATTAGGAATTACCTAGAACAGCTTGGAACAGATTGTGTATGTTTTTCTTGTAAGATATTTCATATCAATGATATACGACTAAAACGGTTCGCTAATCCCCCTTGGACAGATTTCTGGTGATCGCAGTATGGAAATTTTGAGTGGCCAAAAAGAAATGATCCAAGGGAATTTCTCAGTAAAATATCTCAAATAATCTTTACGGGTGGATTAGGTGGAAGCAACGTAATGCAAAGATATTGCTTGATAATCTCTCTCAGGCCTGACATGATCTGGCAGTGTGCGTGCGTATGATGGCACCAAAAAGGAAATCACATGCCTGTTGACAAATCGAAATTGCGACTCGCAGTAATGCTGGCGACGACCAAGGATCTCACACTCAAGCAGATGAGTGAGCACCTGGGCTTGGCGTCTCGCCAGGTGCTGCGATTACTCAATCAGATCGTGGATGATGGGACATCGTTGGAGTACAAGATCGAGCCTCATGGGCGACGTGTGTACAATGTTGTGGGCAGCTGCAACTGTCTTTATTGCGGATCAGATATTGGAGCGGAAATGGCAACGAAACGGAATCAGTGGATTGTGGCGGCATCGTCTGAAGCTGAAAAAGCTGAGCTGGACAAGGCTGCCAAGGCTGCTGGGGTGAGCGTGAGCAATTATATTCGGGGCAAAATCGGCCTCGCTCCCGTGCAGGTTGGCAATCCCGACATGGCTGGTATCACAGAAAAAAGCCTGAAATCACGAGCAAAAAAGAAAGTTACCAAAAAATAACATTTTGGTGTGATTAACTATTGCAATGCAATAGCATGACCGATATAGTTATTACATGAGACGAGGGGACAGGCAAGACATTCGAGCCGCCCGAAACTCACAACCCCCTTGCAGGGGAAAAAGGATTGAACAATGAAGACTGTTACTCAAATTATCAAAGAAATCGAAGCCGTCACCCTGAGCCAAAACGAAGGCGTGTATGTTGATTCGACCGGCGAAGTGCTTGTCAGTAACACGCATCCAGCCGGTGCAAGCTGTATTTTTTGCAACGAGACAGATGGTATTGTTGAAATGTCAGATGTGACACTCAATATGGATCAGTCAGACATGACTGACGCAATCAACGCTGTAATGGCCCGCTGATCACTCTCACAGCCCAGTCTCACGCGAGGCTGGGCATCTTTTAACACACAACAGCCCTTGCAGGGCAGGATTGAAACATGAAGACAAAAGAAATATTCGTCGCCAGAGATGTTTACGGCTATGAGATTTACCGATGGGACACTGAACCTACAGATTCAGAGTTAAAGGGCATTTTTGGGCTTTCTGAAGATGCCGACTTAAGTTACCGCAGGGGTTCTTTTGGGTGGGAAAATGAAGCGTCCGCCGAGGAAATGGAAGAATCTGCAAGGGACTGGAATTCTGGGCCGTTTACGAAAAGTGGTCCTTAGTCCCAACTGAAACGTCACACCCTCACCTCACCCGGCCCGCCCCCTTCAATCCGGGGCAGGACGACACTGCAAGCTGGTGGGGTGAGGATTTCTTTTGAACACAAATTTCAAAACGCCGCGTCTTTGTGTCGCTCTAATTTAACATCATCCTCCTCAATCAATCCATCGTAAACATAAGGCAATGACACGCCCTCGCGAACTCTCTTTTTCGTGACCGCTGGGAACGTCCTGTACACTTCCTTTGAAAAGTTGGCGTCATTCGTCGGGCTGAAGCCGCGTTGCTCACAGTATGAGCGATATGACCTGTAAACGTCCTTTGTTTTTACTGTGTGGTTTTTGTCACTCGTGGGATGATAATTTTCCGATAGGAATTCCCGAGCTGGGTTTGATTCCCTGCGATACGCACTTAAGCCAGCATCGCACATTTCCGATGATGTGAATTTCCCTTGCGAACGAAGTCTCACAAGCCCCTCAATGGCCCAATTGAGGATTCCGGACAGTTCGTTCTGTTCTCGCCACCACGAAGCCTTGTCCATGCCCTGTACGCGATCCTCAGCGGGAATCTGGACCTTGAGCGGGAATAAGATCATTCGACGCCAGATGCCGTCTGAGTGATCCTTGAAACGTGGCAGGTTGTTCGTTGCTAAGATCAGTTTCGCAGTCGGAACTGCGTTGATCGGTTCTTTGTTTTTGCGGTCAAACATCATCCGGTCGCCAGCTGTGAATTGCTTCAGCAGCCCCTCAGCGATTTTGTCCAGCTCGCCAATCTCTGATGCGATGTTCAGATTTTTCCCCACGGTGTCAGTCAAGGCGAATCGTTGCGGGAAGATTTCGAGAGGCACAGATGATACGTTGCGATCTCCTAGTAACGCTGACAGCACCGCGCAGATAACGGATTTTCCGTTGGCTCCTTCGCCTTCCATCATCAGGAATTTTTGGAATGAAGTGTCTCGCGTGAGGCAGTAGCCGAACCACTCCTGGAGCAGCATGATTCGATTTTCATCGCCTTCGATATTGACCTCTAAAAATCGCTTCCAGGTGTTTAACGTCGCATTTGGAACATATGGGAACGGTAAGTGATTCAGGCAAAAGAAATCGGGTGTGTGAGGCGTGACAATTTCGGACAATTGGCAATTTGAGTCGGTCGACAATGCTGTAAGATTCACGATCCCGTTTTCGCATGAGATGAAATCGTCTTTTGATCGTTGATCGATCCAGCAAGGCATGACGATATTGGCAGGGATGATTACGATTGATGTGATAGCAAGTATTACGTTGCGAACCAGTGATGAAATGACTTCCAGTTTTTTGGGTGCACGTCCCGAATTGCTTACGGCGTGATTCCGCAACTCCTTTTCGTGGTGTGCTTGAAATTGCTGTTCGATAAAAAGGGTGAGGTTCGCCTTGAATTCATCGTCCGGGACTTCAATAAATCCCGTTTCGGTCCATTGGTGCCAGCATGACAGATAGTGGCGAATGGTGTACTTGCCGGGGAAATTTTCATGCTCAAGCGATTTCAGGTACTCTCTTGCGAGCTGAAACGGGTCAGTGGTGTTTGCTGTGTCGTTGCTGTTTTCGTCAGTCCGCAAAAGTGCTTTATGATCATGCTTCCAGATCTGGGAATTTTGAGCGATTTGCATCAACTCATTTTTTATATCCTCTTTGGTTTTATCTGATCTGCTCGCGATCCAATCGGACACATCACCCTTTTCAGGCAGGCCGGGAAGCAACACAACGTGAGCCTCGAGCGCAACGTCATGCAATTGTTTCGCTACTAGATGTGCATGCTGTTCGCCCGCTGTATCGTTGTCCTGCAGGATGTAGACAATTTTCCGGTTGAACCATTGGTTATAACTGGCCAGCCATTTACCGGCACCGCCGACGTTGCACGATGCTGTCAGGCCCAGCGATCGGACATTGTCAACGTCCTTTTCACCTTCGACGATAAACACGATGTTTGATTCTGACGCGATCAAATCAGGAAGCCGATACGGAACCTTTTCGACGCCCTTCATGTTCCAGAGCCACTCGCCAGGGTGATCGGGATCCGGTCGGCGTTGACGGAAATCCTTCGGGTCCATCCTGCAGGACTGATAGACCAACCGACCGTGTTCGTTGTGATAATCGTAAGCGGCAACGATTTTTGAATCACGTTTGTTGTGTGATTTCGCCTGCGTAGATTGCGGGTGCAAATCGGTCCATTTGGCGTTGACAGCAATCATGATATCGAGCAATTTTTCTTTGCCACATGCGTGACAGTGCAGCAAGGCCCGCCCATCTTTGCCGGTTGAGACACCAAGTGAATTTGTTGAATCGTCGTGAATAGGGCAACGTGCAGACCACTGATTATCATTGGTACGCTGGACGTTATCGAGCTTCGCCAAGATTGGATAGATGATATCGTGAGGCATTGACGAAACTTCCATGCGTCGAGATTTTTAGATAAAAAATCCCTTCGTCATTGAAGAGAATCGAGATAAAAAAGCCCTTCGTCATTGAAGAGAATCGATTGAAATGAAGCGATATTAAAGCAGGATCAACGATCAAGGTCCATCGTAGAATTTGATGTTTTCAGCACAAGATGTGGCACAGTCTCCATTTCCTTTAGTTCCTCTTGCTTTCGAAAATCATCAATCCAGAAACGCTCTAGGATTCGTAACGTTGCATGCTCTGCTGTTCGCCTGTCGTTCAGTGTCAGCCAGTGAATTTTTGGGAATCGTTGCTGCCATGCGAGAATGGACCTGAACAACGTCTTCGGATTTCGCCAGTGTTTTTGAATGTCTGTGCAGTCGTTGCAGTACAGGATGGAATGCCAATCAGCCTCGACGACGACCGTTGCAAATTCGAGTTGTGCGAGTTTCTCCAGTTGCTTGATTCCACGTTCTCGGTCGCCAACGAATGTCCCGTACAGGTCTGGTAATGATTTCCGTTCAACTGCGACACGAGATTCAAATCCAACGAGTGAATAATCTCCGGCGTGAAGTGCTTTTGCCGTTGTGGGAATGACTAATGGACCGCCACCGTCTGCTGCATCGGCAGAGAAGTTTTGGAAGCCGAACGGGTGTTGTTCGCGCGTGTCGATGATGACGGTGTATGGTGCGATGATGTGACCGTTGATTGAACGCTGGCGTTTTGGTTTACGTTTTGTCATGTGTAACTCTTCATTAGTGTGCTGGGTGTTAAACCGCCTTCGCTGTGCGATCAAAGTAAACTTTCTCCGGATCGAGGTAATCAACCAGCAGGTCAATCCCCTCTTTCTCGCAATAAGCCTTGGCTGCGACCAAGACATCCTCCAGTGTAAAGAACCGACAGCACAGGTCGCCCGGTTTATACATCCCCGCGCGGCTGTTAGCCTCGTTGAGTTTTATTGCTTGTTTTCTGTTTACCACGTACTCCAGATAACACCGGCGACTAAACCCGCCAGGTAAGGCATGGAGAATTTCCGCGTAAATATGCTCGCCCGCACACGCTTTCATGAGATCAGTTATGTTTAGCGTCGCGGTCATCGGCCCTCCAATACTTCGATAGTCTTTTTTAGCTCTTGTATTTGCTGTACTAGCTGTCGCTTTTCATTCTCAACACGAATTCCCGCTGTGGTAGCAAAAGCAATAAGGGTGGAAAACCACAAAAAACCCAATGTCAAGATTCTGTAAAGTTGGTTGTTGGCCCTTTTTTCTCGGGCCTTAGTGAGCGGATCATCATCATATGCTGGGGGTTGATCTTCACTCACGCCTCACCCCCGAGCAAAGCCACCAGGGCCTCAAGCTTCTCGACGGTGTTAATATTCTTGAGGATAACAATTTCCCCATTTTCATCTTCAACATTAACTTGACCTGAATTTTCTCCAATTCCACTATCAAGACAAAACGCAACTGAGATTTCATTATGTAAATGAAAGTAGACCATGTAACCTTCTTCTGACCTATCCTCTTTCTCCCAGTTATCCCGTAACTCAAGCCCAGTCTCGAAGTATTCCCGCGTGATGGGTGTTTTCTTTTCTGGCAGTGGAGCCGTGACGACGCGTAACAATGCCCATCCACCATGACGATAACTACTAGGAAAATGGCCGGCTTGTCGTTTGTAATGTTCCTCGGCCTCTTCGCGGTCTAAGAACATCTCCCCTAGTGGTTCATCCCTTCCAATCCCCCACAACTCAGGCACAGTCACCACGCGGCAACTGTTAGGTTCTGGTGTGGTCGTTGCTTCAGTTTCGTTGCTCATTGCGTTTCTCCTTTAAGTTGATTTATTCCTGTTTTGTGGCGTTTAGTAGCGACTATTTTTCCAGATTTCCACCGGGAACGTATTGGAACTCGATTCGGTTCATAAAGCTCATGTTTCGCATCAGAACCCCGCCAGTGCTAAATCTAAAACCGTCTGCGAATAGGCAAAATGAATGTCTTGAAAAGTATAATTATTATGGAAGATGTGCTTCACGCCGATCCACCAGATAGCGAAACGCAATTCGTCAGCGTTAGGCACTTTGAACTTGTTTAATTCATGGTTAAACACATCCATTATTCACTCCCCCTCTAATCGTTGCTGAAGAATTCGGAATGCAGTTGCTGCCACGATTGAAACTTGCCCACCTGGTAACATCCCGCCAGCTCCGGCAAACAGACACAGCTCATTCATAGTTTCACCCGCTTCACTTAACTGCCGTCAACTGCTTCACGTTTCTAGAAAAGTCAATATGTGTATTTCCATTTCCAAGGTGGATTCTTGAGTTCACCATCTTCGGTAAACCAATTGGTTCCATTAAACACATACGGGATATTCAACTTTCTTCCGTATGCTTTATCTATGACTTCCACTCGCACGTAATGATTAGGTTTATGGGTCTTTGTGTATTTCCAATTCGGTGTACTACTCATTTCACCACCTCATCTGCTTTCTTTAAGTATCTGCCAGAAGTTAACTTGCCATCTTCAATAACCAGCTCAATAGACTCCCCGTCTTCAGCCTCGAGAATCACCTTGAGGTACTCCGTTTGATGGTAGTAGTACCACGCCTTCATTGAGGCATACGGCCCCAATGTGGCGATGATTAACACGTAGATGTACCATCTGGATTGATTAAGGATTGTGAGCATTTCGGTTTCATCAGTCTGTAATTGTGGTTTGAATTTTCAGTACCTTGTGATCATTCGGGTAAAGCTCCATCCCGTTACCCCTATCGACACGATCCAGCACCCTCAATGCCTTTAACATCACTTCAGAAAATGTCCGCAGGCCATAGCGTTTTGCAAGGCGTTCGACCATCTGTAATTCAATTTCAGATGGGTATATGTCTTTGCGTTTGTGAGTCTTGTCGTGTTGGGTTCTGGCCTTCATTTAGTCACCTCGAGAAGTTAAACACGTTTTGTTCGATTGATTTCACAGCCATCTCGCAGAAGCGTTCCTCGATCTCAATGCCGATGACTTTTCGACCCGCTATCTTGCAGGCTTTAACAGTCGTTCCCCCGCCCATGAACGGATCAACGATAGTGTCATCAAGGTCACTCCAACGCTCTACAAGCCAGCGAACGTGAGATAGTTTACGTGGGCAAGGGTGCGGGGAGTTTTTACCAATGGTTGTGTCATTCGACTCGCCCGAAATGAGCATTAATCCTTTTCGGTACCGTGGTGGCACACCCCACATATAGGCAACGTCCGACCCTTTGAGTAATCTTCCTTGCCTGGAAGGCACATTCAAACGAAGCCAACACACACGAAAAAACTTCATTCGCTCTTGGAGTGGCATCATCAGCAGGGGATTACTGTTGCATCCGAGATGTATTGCGGCCCGCACGACTGACGCCGGTATTGCTGCACACATTTCCGCGAACAACTCATACGGTCGATCAATACCGACAATCTTCGCGGTGGCGTCTGGCCAGGGGGGATCGGTTATCACAGTGTCCACCTCGAGAGTCGGGAGTATCTCGCGCGAGTCACCGCAATAGATCGTGATGTTTTTTTCTTGGTAGTATGGTGTCATCACTCAAATCTCCACGCCAAAAATGGTCCGCATCGACCGTTGTGTTTCGATCCGTGCCGATAGCTCGACAACATCGTGTTCGAGTTTTTCGATACGTTGCATCAGTTCCAGAATCACCGCATCAGATGAAACAGGGATAGATTCAGGGTCACTGAGATGACGCTTCATGCACGCAAGTAAAGAGGTTGTTTCGTTGCTCATTGTTGATCATTCTTAAATGGGAATTTTGGACCGCTTGTCGTTGCCTTTTCGGTTTCACTTGCCGCTTTGAGTTGTCGCTTCAACTGCCGGACCTGGTTCCGAAGTTGTTTGTTCTCAACTTCAAGTTCAGCCCTTCGCAATGCGATATGTGCAAAATCATTTGTGCTTTTTGCAATACCTTCTAATGAATCCGCGATGCGAAGTTGACACCCAAGCGAAATGTATGAATTCTCTTTCATGGTTTGCGGATTGGTACAAATCCAATTTAAGCGACTGTTTTTTCTGTAGTCTTGATCTGGCATTTCAAAAACTCCCGTCATCAATAAGCATGCCGTGTAACTTCATGTGGTCCGCACGACTCACGCAAATAAGGTTTTCAAATTTATTGTTTGTTGGGTCTTCATCCATGTGATGGATTTCAAACCCAGGTGGTATTTCTCTTCCTGTCCCAGCAATCCAAACGATTTGATGTACCAAGATGCGAATCAATTTTGCACAGTGATAAATACGAACTAATGGACGATCAAAGTTTTTTCCTGGGAAGCAGAAATTTTTTAGGATATGACCATTTTTAATGACATTTCCAGTTTGCAAGTCGACCGAGACGATTCCTAATTGGATGATTTCAAGTAGTTCTTTTTGTGTCATCTTTGAGCAAGCTGCATCAGGCATCACACAACCTCACATTCATTATTTTTCGCGACCAAAAGCAGTTGTTTAACTTGCTCACTCAAAAACGTCTTCCGGTCTCGCAATCCAACCCGTTTAATCTGCTTATTCACAGTGCCAATCTTCCCCACTGTCAAACACAACACCGTAGCCCGCGAGAACGCTGTGTAATGCCACTCGCGAGTAGCTACCATGTTTGCTCTGTCGTCAGTCGGTACGATGATCACAGGAGCCTGTGAACCCTGTGCCTTATGGCAGGTGATCGCGTAGCCAAGATCGAAATGCGATATCGAACCATCGCCTTTTTTTGAGGTCTGGAAGTCAACGCGAACCGTTCTTTTCGGTGAATCGATTTCGACCGCGATCCATTTACCAGGATTCGACGCGACAACTTTTCCAATTTCACCGTTAGCGACTTTTGATTCCTCATGCGGAACCAACGCCTTGCATCTCGTATCACGGCAATGACCATCACCGTGAGTTGGCAACATGCATTTTGGACACAATGCATGAGGGTCAAAAATTGGCATGTAAGTGTTCTGCGAAACTCGAATAACCTTATCGTGCATGCGGAACTTGCAACCCTCGATAGCTTCACCGTTAGGGTTCAGAATCCGTTGCAGATAGATGTTCATCTCGCAACGTGACAAATCCCCAGTTTCGTTAACGCCAACGATCACTTGCACGTCCCAGACAGGATTAATTCCATTCGGGGCAGTCTTCAAAATTCGTCGAATAACATCACGCGATTCAATCTCAGTACGTGTATTGAAGTGATAAATATTCTCACCCTTATCGATCCGGATTCGACGACATGGAACGTAAGCCTTGCCGTCCTTGATGTCGCGACAAACTTCAACGATCCGGCCTGAATTCCGTCGAATCTCAGTGAGCAAACCACGTGGCACACCAGCATCTATTAAATCTCGCAGTACAGCACCATGTCCAACTGACGTGAGCTGGTAAGGATCGCCAATAAACAGCACATGAGCATTCAAGGTGATTGCTGACGCGAGACAAGCGGCAACGTCACAATCAAGCATGGACACTTCATCAACGAAAATGTAACTCGCTGTGAGCTTGTCGACTTCGTTTTTCCGGAAGCCCCAGCCATTTCCATCGTGCCCATTTCGTCCGATCTGCAATGCGGAATGGACAGTCGTGACATCAATTGAAACGCTATGTTTCTGGATGTTTTCTGACAGCCTCACAGCAGCTTTGCCAGTCGGTGCCATGATCTGCACGTTATCACTACCGTGTTTATCACAGATAGCTTTAATCAATAAGGCTGTTGTATATGTCTTGCCGGTCCCAGGTGTCCCGAGTAATAAGCCGAATCGTGATGACGTTGCGAGTGCCAATTGCTCGCGCTGGTGATCCGATATCCCCTCGATATCTGCAACGTCCGGCCATAGTGTTTTTTCGGTATTGCTCAATTTGTCGACCACGAACTCCGCAAGCATTTTTTCTTGGCGTCCGTACTCATCCTTCGTGATCCAGGTTTTGCCGGATTCGTCAACATGCTCAATCAGCCAGCCGGACCGGATTCCAAGTTTAATCGCCTTTTCAAGCCTCGTTTGTGACATCCCGCCAACGTTTTGCCGCATCATCACGAACACTTGTTGACGTGAAAACCACGTGTGGCCGTTGGTGTCTTTGTCGATCATGTACCATGCGTAAAGCATCGCACGTTTCAATTTCGTTGGCGATAACCCTAGGCTCTGATAAAGAGCATCGCATCGGGCAAAACCTGCACTTGGCATACGGTCCACCAGTAAGCAAAACGGGTCACGCTTGATGCGAGTCGCAGCCAATGCACCATATTTTTCAATACACTTTTCGATCATCTGGGCAGTGAACCCGCGACCGTCGAACAATGTGTATAACTCGATCCGAACCTCTTCATCACGTTGCAGGATTGTTAATGCACAAGCAGATTCTTTTGCGTCTACAAGTTTCAAGCCCTTGATTTCGTTGGCCACTCGGACAGGATCAGTCCGGAGAATCATCGTTGCGTCTGGTCCGTAAATGTCCCACATGCGAGATGCGATTGTGTTACCGACACCAGGGCAATACTTGCGAAGATAGGTCACTGTGCCAATGCGGGAAAGTGGCTCTGATTGGATGTAAGCATCCCACGTGAACTGTTTCTGGCCTCGGTAGTCGGTCCATTTGCCGACGAATTTATAGGGCATGCCAGGGACAAGCATGCAATCATCATCACGGCCCTTAACTGTCAATTCGCCGTTGAAAGTTGGGTCTAATCCAACTGGCCATTCCTTCGGTTTCATGGTCCCAATGACAGTACGAGAATAACTGTCTGTGTCTGGCTCACCATCTTCAAACGAGCGGAAGATGCGCAAGAACTCACCTGTGATGGTGATCAGCGAAGGCTTTAAGTTCTTGCGTGTGAGTGTGTGCATGACTGCGAGATTCTTTGAAATGTAGAGAAGGAAACAAAGACCTGTGTTGCTCACCGCAACGACTGCTGACTATCAGCCCGCACATCCAATGCGCGACAGGTCAAAAACACCAGCAATGACATCGACAATGATCACAGATCGTCCATGTCATCAGCTGATGGTTGCGGGGCAGGGGCAGGCTTGGCAGATTTAGCCTTTGTGGTAGCGGTAGTAGTAGCGGTTTCAGCAGTAGCCTTGGCCGCTTTCTTTTCTTGCTTCCCACGATTCCCCAGAAACAGTTTTGCTGCGTTTTCATTTTTCATGACGCTCGCGACCTTGTCGGAATCGATTGCAAACGCACCCTTACCGAATGGGAGTTCCATCTGGCCGGTTAATTCGTTTTCACGATTGCGTTGCGGTTTCAGGTCAGCGATGAAGTTCCAGCCGGTCAGACGCTCAGGCAGAGACGAAATATTGATGCGTTGTGAACCTGTTTCTGGATCAATGAATTTCTCGCCTTGCTTTTTGAGCAAGCCGATACCGTACAGGAAATTCACCGTCGCGTTACGCATCCACTCTTCTGGAGCGTTGCCACCCTTGCCGCCAATGATCAAGCGATGCCAGTAAACGCATCCCTCTTGCGATTGGCCTTTTGTGGAGTGCATCACGCGACACTTAAGATTCAGGAACGGTGCGATAGCATCGCCTTTATCGCTCACTGTCTTTGCTCGCACCGCAACAGATTCAACCTCCATGTGATATTTGCCAGATTGATCGACCAAGATGTCAGAGCCAATTTTGGTGTCATCGACGCCATCAAGATCGAAGCCCGTATCCAAGCCGTTTTCCTGCAAAATCGCGTCGATCTCTTGTTGTGTTGGGAAGTCGCTCATTTTCGTACCTTTTCTAAAGTTTGTTGAAGTGTCAAAAATTCTGGAGTTGTATCACTCCAGGTTGGTGGATATCCAAGAGCCTTCAGGCCCCGAATGTAAACAGTGTTTGAACCGTATTTTTCAACCAGGTGTTCTATGCGCTCTGGCCAGTTTCGTCCTGCTCCCCCAGCACACGACCAGACCACTCGTTGAGTTCCTGCGTTGCTTTGTCGGCAGGGGTTTGCTCGACTGATTCCGTTGCGGATTGATCAGTCGCAGTTTGCTCAGCTGCTAACTTCGCAATCTTCTTTTCCAGCGTTGCAATCATTTCCAATGCAACGACACCAGTGAGTTCCGCGAGTTTCTTGAAGCCACGTTGTTCCATCCAGTTCCGCATTTTTTCTTTTGGTGTACCAGCCTTACTGATCAGCTCTTTAATCAGCGTGACTTGTTGCGGTGTGATGGTTTCAGCAGGTTTCTCAACCACGTCACCAAAAGCATCTGTTGAGGCTTCAGATTCTTCGACTTGCTCTGATTCAGGCTCTGCCACCAGACGTTCAATCGTCTTCTGTGTGGTCTCTGTGGTCGCATCAATCGTGTCAGGCATGCCGATAACGCTTGGTTCATGATCAAACGTCATCGCTTCCTCTGGCACATACGCACCATCAATCAGGTGAGGTGCGAGCATCCGCATTGCTTTTGAAATCATTCTAGCCCGCAACATCGAACCGGGATTTTTAAGCCAAGCCGAATCCTTTTTAATCAGATCCGCTTTCTTGGCGTCTTCAATTGAAAATTTCACGGTCTGAGTGTTACCAGAAAGTTCAAACTCAGCTTCAGCAACATCACCTTCATCGCCCTGGTTGATCCACTTCACCTTGCCGCCACTCTTGAAGTAGATAGCAAGCATCGATTCCGCTTTCATCGTGATCACGCCTTGGATCAACTGATACCGTTGTCGCCATTGCAGAGGTGGCATGCTGCGATAAAGGCAATCCCAGGCGATCAACAATGCCTGTTGCACGTTGCCAGTCTTGAACATGCACGATTTATGGATTGCTTCAGCCCAGTCTTTGGCAATGTCTTTTGCAACGCTTGCCGTCATTCCGCGAGTGTCGGTCACTCTGATGTTTTCAATGTCAGACATATAGCACCTTTTAGATAAGATATGGAATTGTGGTCAGTAGCCATAACAGGCAAAAATTTTTTACAGGTCAGCAGAAAATCAGCAGAAAAAGCCGTTGAATTTGCGGTACAGTTGCCGTGTAATCTCAACATCAGATGCAACGTACTCACCCAGTTTTACCGGGTTTTCCTTGTACAATTGCTCAACCTGTGACCCCTCAACGTCACCCGCCGGAACTTTGATTCCGTAGACTTTCGCGAGGTCTTTCAGCTTGGCCGGTCCCTTGCCTTGCCCGCGCGGGAATCGACGCTGGTAAAGATCGATCACGTCATCAGTCCATGACTTCGGGTTCAGCTTTTTGCTTGGTGGTACGTCCAGCAAAATGGATCGTGCATAGATCACCGGCAAGTCAAAATGAATGATGTTGAACCCGATGATGCAATTTGTTTCGGTGACGTAATCCCAAAACAATTCAAGCATTGTTTCTTCTTTGATCATCTGCGATTCGTTGCGGACGAATGGGATAACGTCATGACTTCCAACGGCCACTCCCATAGCTGCGAGACGGCAAAACTCAGGGACAGTCGACAACAGTTTGCGTCGTTCTTCTGATGCTGATCCGATCCTTGAAATCATGTCACGCACAGAGTTCAACAAATCAACGAATCCCTTGCGAGTTTTTTTCGCTTTGTCAATTGCTTCAGCGGCGTTCAGCCAGGCATCTGAAGGACGTTTTCCAGCAAGCATTGATTCCAGTGCAGGAATGCTGTTCCCTGTGATTTCATCGGCGTTTGGCAGCTGATCATCAGGTGTGATCGGTGGTAATGTTGGCAGTGGCTCCAGCCCGAACGATTCCAGCCGTTCATGGTCAGGGACCGTTTCAAGATCAAAGAAAAATTCATTGCTCATTGTGGGGATTTGCTTTCGTTGGGAGTGTGTGGAGAAGTGGGGAAGTGGAGATATGGGGATTAGAAAAGTTGATCATTCTTCCGGGAACGACAGGCCCATTTTGATACTTGTTTCCCGTCGCAGAATTTTGAACTTCTGGCCTGCGTTGATCATGATGCGTGTACGGTCTCTTGTTTTGACTGTCATCACATGACGCAACACCTTAATGATTCCAGAAGGTGTTTCTTCGTTCAAAATTTCGTACACATCGACCATTTCAGATGGCTTGCGAGTTAATGTCAGATACATTCCGTTGTGTCCTTTTTTGTGGGGATAATCAAAAAAACATCTTCCCGGCATCCTGCTTTTACGGTCGTCGGTTTTTACATTTTCGCCCGTGGGAAGATGATTGAATCGTGCAGGGATCGAACCTGCATTTATAACCACACAGGGTTATTGTCCTACCGTTTAGACGACCGATTCACAATTGAAATAGCGGGGACAGGACTTGAACCTGCGACCTCAAGGATATGAACCTTGCGAGCTACCATCTGCTCTACCCCGCGTCAAAATGCCGGTCTCTCCCGACTGTTACACAACATTCTCACTGGCATGTGTCGCCACTCCAAAACCCCTTCAAGGCTCCAACCGGGGCATGAGATTCAGCTGACTTTTTTGTTTGGTTTTTTGTTTGATTTCGACCGCTTGGTGAACCACTCAATGACAGCGGTTGTGGAAAACCTGCGACCTCTTGTAGCGCCATCCTCAATGTTGTGAGGCATGCCATCTGCGACATACTGACCGATGCGGGACCGGTTGACACCGAGCATTTCGGCCAAGGCGATAGCGTCAACGACCATTCCAGGTGCTAAAACGTGCGGTTTAGATTTTGCTTTCATGATTCACTTTCCTTAATTGAGATGCTTCGTTCTTCCATCCACTCGATAACCTTTGTGGTTGAAAACCGACGCCCGCGACCAAACACGCCGTCAACGACTGGTAATCCATCAATCACCATTTCGCTGATCTTTGTTGAGTTGCAGCCGAGGAGTTCTGCCAGCTTTTCTGAGTTGACTATACTTCCCGGCTTGAGTTCAACGGTTTTTCGTTCTTTGGTGGCCATAAATAATCCAGTTATGCCATTCGGCAAAATCTTCGATAAATGTAACTTATTGCGTCCTATTGCAACTTCTCGTCACTCGTGATGACGTAAAGCATCCTAATTGCAAAAAGGTAAAAGTCAATAAAATGCAATGTAATTTACAGAAAATTACACACGCAATTACACTTCTTCTGCTTTATCTTCTTGCTGTGTAACAGTTTGTAAATTATATAAAAATTACAAATGTAGTTTGCAAAGCAATTTAACAATGGAGATTGAAAAATGAATGATATAAGCAATGGCCTGCTTACATTCGCTTTACTGAAAGAATTGAACAACAAGCTGATCGCTACAGTGGGAGCGATTGAGCCAATATTGAAATACATGGAAAAGAAAAACGCAGAAGCCCTGCCAATGAAATGGCTTTTAGAGGACGAAAAAACGATTGATGCGATCACGAAATGGAAATTCCGCATCCCTCAAGCACATGAGGAGCATGTGAAATATGGAATGGAAAAAATGACCGAGAGAATGAATCACTCAAAGCGAATTGCTTCGATTCAAAAAAATAAAGCTGCAAAGAAGCCACCCAAAAAGGGCAAAAGTAAATGAAAAAACGCTACATCAAGGTGACTCTATCGAAGCCTGTTCGCACTCCATATTGGCGTATGGAATGGCGCGACAATGATGGGAAATCACGAGGATTATCCACAAAAAAGAAGCTCAAAGGCGATGCAAAAGAAGTCGCCAGCAAACACGAATATCAGTTGAATCGCGATGAAATACCGGTTGATGAATATCTAATCGAAGATGCAAAGGAAGAATACTATAGTGCAATTTCGTTGCTTCGAGAAAAATCCAAAAAGCACATCAAAGTGTCACTAAAACAATTCGCAACGTATCTTCCTGAACTGAAAAAACTCGACGAAATCACCTTTAGAAATCTGAGTGAATGGGTAAACAAACAACACGAAAAAAAACTGGCCATCTTCACGATATCCAGTCGCATGGCAGATATGAGAAAATTTCTTCGCTGGTGTATATCCGCAAAGCTGATTAGCAAATTGCCAGATTTCCCCACGTTGCAACTCCCAAAAGGATACAAGGGCAAAGGGAGATCAATCACGCCAAAACAATTTGAGCAGGTGATCAAAGCAATTCCGAAGATCGAAACTGACAAGAGCCGGGCGACAGCGTATAAAAACTTTTTGTATGGGATCTATCACACAGGCCTTAGGATTCAGAATCTATTGGATCTTTCCTGGGACGAGCGAGACCCCATACACATCAATTTTCCTGATTCTGGACGCCCCACGTTTATCGTCGATCACTCCGTCGACAAAGCAAAGCAAAATCGCGTTGCCCCTTGCACACCTCAATTTGCTGAGTTCCTGACAAAAACTTTTCCAAAATCCAGCAGGTACGGGAAAGTCTTCAAAATGCCGGTTGATCATCCGGACACAATCGGAGACACCATTCGGGAAATCGGGATCGCCAGCGGTGTAAAGGTCAATGGGTGCAACGTCACCGCCCACATTATCCGGAAGACTTTCGGGAATGAATGGGCAAAAAAACTTGCTCCAGCCGAGCTAAAAACCCTGATGTGGCATGCCGACATCAAGACAACGATGACTTTTTACGTGGACATTGAAGCTAATGATGTGCAGGATAAATTATGGCAAATGTCAAAGTGA